CATATTCAGCTTTATATCTACTGCCGTCTGGAATTTGATCTGGATTATCACTCCAATATTGAGCGGCCTCGGCACCTATAAAACCTCGTGCAGGGCACGGGGTCCCGGCGTCAAGCATACTATCCCAAACACGAGGGTCCTGACACAAGAGTGCTACCGCACTGACTTTCATGCCGTAGGTGTATTGACTACGAGATAATTTAAGAAGCTGACACAGCTCATCGTCTACAAGAACTCCTGTTGCAAGTCCTACAATATTATTTTGCACACTAGCTCCAACTCCCACTTTACATATATCTGAATTTGAATTTGCTATCACAGGTGCGTTTGCTGTTGGAGGCGTATTGTTTACTACCGTGCTGGACACGGTATTAGTCTCTGCTTTTGAGTCAGTAGCAACTGCTAAAGTGGTAAATAAAAATAAAATTATTAATAATTGTTTCATTTAACATCTCCAACGTTTCCTTGCCTGCCTTAACCTAGAATTAGGATCTTTAGCTGCCTTTGGAAACTTTTTCATTTGTCCTGCGCTTCTAGCACAGAACGATTTTCTTCTTTTTGCTGCTTTACTACCGGGTTTTACTTTACCCGTCACAGCAGTTTTTAACTTGGAACCGGGATTGTCTTTTCTATATTTAGCAACACCTGCCTTAGTCATTCCCGCCCCACTTTTGGTGGAGCGGAAATATTTTTTAGTTTTTGGTGGCTGTTTGTCTGCCATTACCCAAAGATACAAGTCAGTGAAGTAACATTAGTTAATGTAGCATGTATTCTATCTTGAAATCTCATACCTGTATCACCTATGTAAGTTTCAATCACCGCTGTAGCAGAAGCAGGAGTATCTAAATCTAACAGAGTTGATCCTCCACTACCGTCTTTTAAAACAATACTACCAGCAGTTCCACCACAGACAGCATGAATAGCTATCAGTCTTGCGGGACCTGTTCCTACATTACCTGTGGATGTTACTTTAGCCGATCTATAGTTAATCATTGTTTACTCCTTATTGACTATCAAAAGGTGTAGCGATAGATCCTGTTGAGTTAAGTTGACCTTCAACGTAGTAAAGATTAGCTGCTACTGCTGTGAACTTAACATATGTGCCTTTTAATCCACCTGTAGTTGCAACTGATGCACCTGCTTCGCCATTGAGATTCATCTCATTGTTTGCTGTAGCTGGTACAAATTGTTTACCTGATACTGAAGCATCAATTCCAAGTGTTACCATTCCAACAAACTTATCGTCTGTGCTCTTTGTTTGAATTGTACCTGTGAAATCATCAATGAAAAGAATTTCAAAAGTGGTTCCTATTGTGCTTGGATTGTTTGGATCGCTACCGGGGCCTGCTGTTGACGCATCTGCTCCTGCTACGATTGCAGGTAATGTAATCGCTGTTGGTGTTCCTGCAGGATCCATTGTTACTAATCTACCTGCATGATCAGCAACAGTAAGATCTGTCGCTAAAGTTAGAGCAGGTACTGCTCCTGGACCAATTGATTGAAATCCATTTTTGGATCTTACGGGTCCGTCAAATGTAGTGTTTGCCATATTAAACCTCCTTGGTTATATAGACCATGATCACACAATCTCTATATAAGTCTGTCTAGCTCAGTTTGTGTAATCTATTTTGCTAGAATTTCAATATGGCATAAAAAAAGGGCGTAGTCAAAGACATACGCCCTTAGAAATTAATTATAAAGATTAAGTTCTATGCACCTGAAGTTCCGAAAATACCTCTAGGATCTGAGAAACCAAATGAGTATCTCTCTCTAGCTTTGTATCTTACGTTACCTGTATCAAAATCACCTTCCATATTTGTGGATAGTGCAGTTCTTGTAAAGTGCTTTAGTCCATTAGGTGCATCAGTTTTAATGAAGAATGCGTTCACATCAGTTAAGAAGTGGTTCACCACATAACCTTCAGGAATCATTCCCATGTTTCTGATTGCATTAATGTCATTGTCAGAAGTTGATGTTCTTAAAGCTGATGCCATTAACCTGTCAGCAGTAAACTGTAATTCTTTTGGAATTATAAGTTTTCTACCTTGAGTGGCTATTTTAAGACCACGCTCATCCACGAATGAAGCAATGTCAATTAAAGACTGCTCAAGTGATGTTTCATTAAGATCAGCGTCTGTTGCTAATCTGTTTGATAACAGACCACCTTGTGCTAATGGGTGTTGTGTATTAATAAGTGATACACCGTCACCACCTGGGTTAGTACCTGCGGCACCTGCCCCTGCAAAGGCTGTGTTTAAAACATCAGCGGCCTTTACTTGTTTTGTATTTGCCATTGATCTTGCAAGAGCTTTTGTGTAACGAGAGGAAAGCTGATCATAAAGATTATCTTCGATTGCCTCTTCTGTTATTGCAAAGCCTAATGCAATTGTTTCGTGTGTGTAACGTGAAGTGTAAGCTTCAACCGCTGTGTCGAAAGATATGCCCGCGCCTTCTGCTTTAGATGGGGCTGAACCGAAACCTGATAGCATTACCTCTTCTTCGAAAGCTCTGTCTGAGGTTTCGTTGTCAAAGATTTCTGCGTGTTCGTTTTCATATCTTGCGTACTCCAAGCCAAACAGTGCGTTTAGACCTGGTTCCAACTCTTTAACGAGTTGACTTCTAGATATAGCCATAGTCTATACTCCTGTTGTGTCTCTATACTGATGCTTATTAATTCTAACGAGAATGTTAGCGTTAGCTACAGTATAATCGCTGTTATCTGGATCTGTTGAAACATCATATACAGCGAAATTAGAAGCGTTGCTGGTTGCAAATGTGCTACCATCTAATGATACACCTGAAATACCTGATTTGGTAGATCCTGCAGCGTATGTTGCGATGTTAGCTGTTGAACCAACTTGTGCTCGTCCGCCATTTGCGTCATCTACTTTGACTTCGAAAATGACATCAGGATCACTGATTACGTTTGCAACGATATCACTCGCTACAATCGCACCTGGATAGTGGTTTGAAAATGTTGGTTTTTGTGAAGTTGGGTCTGTATAGAAACAACCATTAAAAACACCAACCAATTCAGCACCAGCACTTGATCCTCTTGAGATTGATCCGTTTGCGTTAAGCACGACAGGATCTCCCATAAAGATGGAGTTCGTTTCGTTACTAGCGATGGTCATTTGTTGTTGACCTTGGCCCTGATATGCAGAACCCATCATTAGCACTGGACGAAATCCAAAGTTGCCTTGTTGATTTGCCATAATATTACTCCTTTGTAATATGCGTTATTAATAGTGGTCGTTTAACAAACCGTGCCGATTACGACTTGTTTCCTGAACCAAAAGTTACTTTGGTTTGCCTTTGGGGTTTACTGATCGGCATCCTTGGATCCTCAATCTTCAATAGATCACTGTCGACAGCCTCTTTTTGGCTCTCGGTTAAGTTTTTGTAATAAGAGTTTCTCTCTTCAACAGTTTCTATTGGCATACGAGCTAACAGTAACCCACCTACCCCTATAACTCCTGCGTGTTTACCATCTTCAATGGAAGGAAGTTGCCAATCAGGATATTCATCGGCTCGGACTAATTCCCAACCTTCTCTTAATTTTCCCATGACGTTTTTATTATCGTCAAAGCCTCTGACTGATTCCCTTATCCATCGGTGTTTAAACCCATTAGGTGCTGGGGGTGCGTCTAATGATGAAGGTCGAGTCCAACCCTTTTTACGAGTTGTCTTCTCTCTAGTCTCACTAGATCGTAGCGTTTTATTTACCATATTATCTCCAATCTATACATATTTTGCGTATTGTTCAAGTGTAAGACCTAATTTTTTTGCTATAGCAACTTGACTAGGTGTTAATTTAACTTTCTTTGAGCCACTAGTTTTTCCTGTTCTAGACGCTCCTGCCACAGTTTGAGGGGCTTTCTCTTTAACTTCTTTCTCAAACTTTTGAGGAAACTGTTGTTTCATGTACTCATTAATTTCAGAATAATAATCATCACTCTTTGGGTCATAGCCCTCACCTAAAAGTTTTTTGTGATGAGCTAGGGCAGTAAAAGTCATTGCCTCATCTTGACCAAACCATTCGTTTTCTTTTGCCCACTCCTCAGCTCTTGGATCAGGCTGTCTAGGTGGAGGTGTTTGTTCTGTTTGATTAGAAGTAGGTTTTTCTTGAGCCTGTTTAATTGACTTTTCTCTTTGCTCTTTTGAGACTATGGCTCTTTCCTCTTCAATTGCGAGTCTAGTTAAGGATCTTTGAGCTTCTACTTCAGCGTTTACATCATTGTTAATTCTAGCATCTGCTAAAGCTTTTTTAGCCTGTTCAATTTGTGATTTTACTCTTGTTTCATATTCTGAAACATAGTTTTCATCCAAAGAATTTAGTCTACTTTCAGTTTCTTGAATTTTTTGTTTAGCACTTTCAGCAAACTTTAAAGCCTCAGCTTCTCTTTGTTCTGATTTTTCAATTCTATCTAAAAGTTTTTTAATCCTTCTTTGAACATTTTTGGAATACTTATCTAAACCATCGTCTTTAGCTTCCTCTTCATCTTTAGGCTCTTCTGTTTTTTCTTCAGAGGCAACCTCTACTTTTTCCTCTTGAACCTTCTCTTCTTTAGTAGATTCTTCTTCTTGAAGCTCAACCTCTTGACTTTCTCCTGTAGTGTCAAGGTCTACCATTTTTTCTTCAGCCATTTTTTTCTCCCTAATACAAAGTTAATATGTCTGTTGGATCTTCCACTGTGGATAGAATTTCATCATCATTGAGTATTCTAATTTCTCCACCATCAATTTTTACTCTAGAACCTGCATACCTTGCAAAAATTACCCACTCACCTTTTTTACACCAAGGTCCGTTTGGATACTTGTCTTTATCTGCATAAGCGTCAGGTCCCATATTTAAAATTAAACCAACATTCGTTGTTAATTGTTGTTCCTCAATGGCTTTGTCAGTTAACAATAAACCACCTTTTGTTTTGTCCACCCCTTTATGAGGTAAAACTACTATTCTCCAACCTGTTGCTTGAGGAACTTTTCCCATAACAGGTTCTTTACTTTCTTCTTTCTTAACTTGAGTTTTCCCTTTTAAATAACTAGGGACAATTAGTTTACTCATCTTTAATTACCTCTTTCAATAATTCTTGATAATCTAACAATAAACCTTCTAATGCATGTAATTTACCCAACTCATATTGATATTGGTCATAAGAACTGACTTGTCTACTTAACAAGTCATCTTTCTTCTCATCAATTTTTTTTGAAATGAGTTGTTTTACTTTATAATCGAAATGTTCAATCATCCTGAATTAGTTTTTTTCAACTTATCGAATGAGCGGATTCCCGCCATTCCTAATAATGCCATGACCAACGGCATTAAAACAGCCATATCCAACTCAGGTAAAGGATCATGTTCAATGCTAAAAGCAGCAAGAGCAAACATAATAAACTGTTTGAGAACGTACTCCCATAATATAGCTAGAGCACAGCTCATCCCAATTAAAGGTCGCCAAGCTCGTTGCATGATTCCACCAATTCCTGTAGCAGTAGACTTAGCATCAGCCAAGTTGATATCCATCTGCTTAGAATTAATTTCGTTTTCTAATTCTTTGAGTTTTGTTTTTGCAGCAAGTTTTTCTTCCTCTGAGGTGTGAACAGAGTCAATTACCTTACCTACTGTCTCTACTAGAGACCCACCTAATAGTTTACTAAGAACCAATATATACTCCTAACGCAAGAAAAACGACAGCGATAGCTACATCTCTTTTCTTTACATTAGAAGCAAAGTTTTTCACTTTTGATAGTATTTCCATTAAAATACTCCTTCGAATTTAAGACCTTTAGATGCTATTCCATAACCTCGTTTGTGTTTTTTATCCTCAGGTACAGGCCCTACGGGCATGATCTTACCTGGTGGAATAGATAAACCTTGTGACTTAGGTCCCTTTTTAGGAGGGACTGTTTTTGTTAGTTTTTTAGTCATTAATGTAATGTTAAATTATTTTCATCACTTTGCAACCTAGAAATCTGGTTAGCGATATAGCTATCTGCTACAGCTTCTCCATATGCATCTACAATTGTTTCACGACTCATTGCCAACATGACTTGAGCTAATTCAAGTAAATTAGCACCCTCATCAACCTGACCTTGAACAAAACCTCTAGTTTCATTAATGATCTTCTGAACTCTTTTTTCAGTTTCTTTGTCCATGTCTAAACTATAATACTTATTACTTGGTCTTCCTAGATTTTTTTTCAACGTTTTTAATAACACCTTTGTTAGCTGAAGCATAAAAAACCTGTTTACCTTTTTTCTTTCCATATGTTTTCTCCATGGACTTCTTTATTTTACTGCCTTTTTTTGTTAGTGGCATCTCTTCTCTCTTGATTTAAAGTTTGAGTAGTCATCTTGTCGTACTGAACTTCTGCTCTTTTATCAGCAATGTCATAATCTTTTTGTATTCTAGCTTGATCATTGGCCGCCCTTTGTTTTAGTTTTTCAACATCCAATTGTAATTTGGCTGCATCTAACTGAGCATCAACTTGATCTTTTTGTGCTTCTTGCTGTAGCTCTTGTTGTTTAAGTTGTATGACAGGATCAGGCTTTCCTTGTCCACTAATTTGTGCTGACAGTTGTTTTATCTCTACCATAGACTGTGCCTCTAATTTTGCTATTGCTTCATCAACTTGCTCTTCAGGAAGTTGACCTTGTTGCACTAAGAGCATCACTTGCTCTTTTGCTTTTAATGATACGTGCTCTAAAACATGTTTTTGTAATTTCATAGCCATTGGAGGATTTCCTAGCACCATTTGATTTGTTCCAAAAATTAAATGATTTTGAATATGAGCATCGTGGTCTTGTCCCTGATAAGCTCTTAACAAATTACCATCTAATAAATCAGCGTGTTCCATGGCAGGATCTTTTGGCTCGGTTGGAGAATCTTTTCTTAAAATTTGATCAATGTCTTTAACACCCAAAGCTTCATACATTCTTCTATAAGCCTCCTTAATATTGTGAATATCAGGTGCACTTTGAGCTAACTGTAATTCTGTTTGAGCTAAAGTAACTCTTTGAGTGGTGGAGAATATATTAGGATCTGAAACAGGTAGAACATCTACACGGTCACTAAAATCCTCTGCCTTAACTGTTCTGTCAGCACCCTCAACAGAGTAAGGATAAGTCTCAGGTAAATAATCTGAGAATACATCAAACAATAATTTAAATTCTTTTTTCTGAGAATAGTGACATCTTTTATGAATGCCTGACATGACCTTTGAGCCTCTCTCTAATAATGCCATGGTTGTTCCCACAGGTGCATTTTGATTTGCATCACCAACTTGTAAGTCAGTTATAGCAGCAAATCTTTGACCTGACTGAACAACAAATCCTAATAAACTAAATAACGTGCCACTAGGTTCTTTGTAGGGCAGAGGTATGAGAGCGTTTCGTAAATCACCATTCGGTGCATCAATATCTCTAAATTCTCCTGGTTGTATAGGCTCTGCATCGTTTCTAATTCTAATGCCTCTTGACTTAAATCCTGCAGGTAAATTTGATAAAGTACCTGCGTCTATTAATTGTCTTAAAATTTGTGTTGCTGTTCTTGATAGAGAACCAATTAAATGTATCAAACCAAGGCCATAAAAACCTAACCCTGGTAAAAACTTATAGTGAACAAAATACTTTTTCTTTAACTTTTTTTCGTCACCCTTCTCATAATTTCTTCTAATGCCCACAACCTTACTTGAGCTATCTTCAATAGTTACAATGTAAGGAATTTTTATTCCTGTAGGCTCACCATCCATACCTTTATCTTCAAATCCCTCTAGATCTAAGGATACATGAAACTCATAAAGTCTAACCGACTTATCCATATAAGAAGGTCTAACACCCTCTATATCATCATATTTTTTTTGAACTTCTGATGGCTCTGTTTCGGCAGGAATTATTTCTATATCTTTATAGAAACCTGAAACTTGTTTTTTTCTAAAATCATTATAACTCATGTTAATGATCTGAGTAATTCTTTCGCAAGAATCTAAATCACTTGCCATGTAGTTAACAACTAAATCTTCTGCTGGAACAAACTTTGATACAGCTCTATCCATCAACTCATCGTAGTAAACTTTTTTAAATGTAGAACCTGCGAGAGGTAAATAAAATAACATCTGATCAAACTCAGGAGTATAGTCCTCCATTGTATTTGTTATTTGATAATTCATAAACTCTTGAACCCTTTGAGCTTGAGAATGTTTTTCAGGAGTTTCCTCTCCCATGACAACTGTTCTTACAGGACCACTAGAGGGTAGTAACTCTTTATACGCTGTCGCTTGAAACTGTGTTGCACTTTCAGCTAACAGTGGATGAGTAACACCACTAGCTCCTTGAAAGGGTCTAGTTCTCTCATCGTACTTTGTTCCTAGCAAGTCTAAGCCTTTTATGTAAGAGTCTTCCCAATCTTTTCTAGAGGATCTATCGTTTTCTAATTCTGAAAGTAATTCGTCAGCAAGTCTATTGCATTCATTCTCATCCATGACTTCAGCCAAGTTAGAATAAAACTCAACTTCATCAGGTATGGAAGCCATAGGATCAAAATCTAATATTGCACCACCGTCTTCTTCAATTTGAATATCTAGTCCCTCAGGTGTAGGAATAGGCTGACCGTCAATTTCAACTTCAGTTTCTGATTTTAAAATTTCTAATTCAGGCTTACCACCTACGTTCAAAGATTTATCTATATTGTCTACCATTTTTATAATGTACGTATTTTAGGTACAGGGGTTATGTAACCACCTTTGAATTTTTTAGTTGGCGACGTAATTTCAATATCTGAAGTCTCGCCCTGTCGAAGTTCTGCATCGGACTCGGCTTTGAGTTTTTGATTGAGGACTTCTTGGGCCGCTGTTCCATAGTCTTTTGGTACACTTTTTACTCCTAACTTAGTATATAATCCTTGCTCAAAGTACCACCTAATAGCCTGAGTGTCACGAACTGATTTCCCAATCAAATTAGATAAGTCAGCCATATACTGATCAAATTTTGTTTTCAATTTTATAGTTGGAGTTCCTGTATTTTCCATAATCTTTCCATCTTTATCTACCATGATATTTCCATCAGAATCTCTCATGTACATCTTGTTACCCATTAATCTATTCATGCCTCTAAGGTTCCACATATCAGTTACGTTGTTATCATCGGTTCCATAAAGATTAGCCATGAACTCACCAATCTTAGGACCAAAGGCTCTGTGTCCTGAATATATTTCATTCATTCTTACGCCTCCTGATGCCTTACCTAAATTACCATATTCTTTTCTAAATTCATTTAGTTCTCTACCTGTCATCGGTGTGTGTAAAAATTCTAGGAAAGCATCTAGTCCATTCGCCTGAATATAATTATTCGCTAGGTTTAATTGTTTAGCTAAGTTAGATCCACGAACAGTCCACCCCTTTCCTGTATAAGGATTTGTCAAGGGTATCTGTCCTGTGTCTGCAAATATGTCTGCTATTTGTAACGCCGCTTTAAAATCAATTCCAACATTAACACCTGAGGATGAGATGGCAGTTGTGAAAAGAGTTAAATCTTTAAGGTTAGGATCTTTTGCAAATTTAGGATTAATTTTCTCAGCAATCTCCATCGCTTCTTTAACACCATCATCATACCAACCCACACCTGTCACCTCTTGGCCCAATTGATAATTAATCTCTTCCACTCCCTCTTTCAACATAGTTTTATAATCATTGTCATTGAAGATATCTCTCTTCGCACCTTTGTCTAAAAATTCTAAAATGTCAGGAATTTTAGTTTTACTTGGTGTAACTAATTTTTTAACGTTAACTATAAAATTTGTTCCTGATAATATTTGAAGAGGCTTTGACTTTTCTATGTCTTCTTTGTCAGGAGTTAGAGGAGTTAAGTCGGATGGTTTAATCGGATCAGGTTCTTTGAACTTCTTACCTTTGTCCTCTTTTTTCTCTTCTTTTTTTACGACCTTTTTTTCTTTATCTTTTAACGCTGATAGTGCGAAAGTGCCGCCAGGCGACGCCGTTAAATTTGTAATAAAATTGTATACATCATCTAAAGATATATTACCGAGAGCTAAATCTTTTTGTATTTCTTTTGCTTGTTGAGCTCCCACACTGCCCACGAGCAACGGTCCGATGACCGCGGGATTTGCTCTACCTCCCATTAATAAAAGCGATAGTAAAGGATTCATCTTAGTTACCTGTCATCACTTTTTTATCATCATCGATAATTAATTTTGTGTCGTGAGTAATACCATTCTTATCGTAGTTCTCTAAAACTTTGATTAGCTCTTCTTTGCTCATGTTTTCTAGAGGCGTGTCAGTCTGAACTTTGTTATCATAAAATCCAGCAACCTTACCTCTGTTTACTTCAGCAGCCACGGCCGCCGAATAGTGTTTATGTTCTCTTGCTTCCTCTCTGATTTGTTTTAGGGAGGCCAAATGAGATGCAGTAGATACTCCATAGATTTGATGTAGATCTTGTTTCATTTCATTAACAGCCTCCACTACGAAAGGATTTAAGTGAGGGTTCATTAGATCGGTAGCAGTTTGACGTGCACGATTCATTGAATATCCCGCTTTTCGTGCTGCCTCGGCCGCGGAACATTCTCCAAGTAAAACTTTGTGGACATACTCGTAAACAAAAATCATTTGTTTAGGCGTTAGTTTTTGTTTAAGTCTCCTGTCATCAGGGTTGATTAATTTTTTAGTAGTATTCATATTTACGTTTTCCAATTGGTTCTTCAGGTTCATCATCATACAATGAAATGAAATTTCCCTGTCTATATCTTAACAGTGCTAAGGTAGTTGCGTCAACAAGATCATCGTGCTCTCCATAAGGAAAAGAGGCACACTCTTCTTGCACTTCTTCAGCCCAATCCATGTTTGGTCTCCACACGTGCCCTGCCTCAAAGATAGGAGCAACAGAGTTTAATCTGACATGTTTGTCCATTCCACGATTAGGGGAGAAAGCTGTAGCGTACACACCAAAACGCCGGAGCTCTTGTATCAAGGGTGTACCTGAAGCCTTAGCCTCAATCATCACAGCCTCAGGGTTGTACAATGTTAATTCTTCCTTTGCTACTTGTTTGAGCTCAGGAAAGTCCCAACGACCTTTTCTAGCGTTTAACAAAATCAAATGTGTTTCTGTTCCTTCGTCAGGATAGAACACACCCCATGTTGTAATGGCAGAATAGTCAGCAGACTCTTTTTTTGAAAAAGCTGTATCATAACTTTGAATTTTAAAGGCACACTCAGGTGGATCTTCCTTGTCCCAAATGTTCCA